TATTCGTGGTACTGGTATACACGCTGCTGGTGTGGTCACTAGCAAAGATCCGATTTTTAGGTTTGCTCCAATGGAAACAAGATCTAGTCCTGGGTCTGATGAACGTATACCTGTGGTTGGTGTCGACATGGAAGAGGCTGAACGCATCGGGCTTATAAAAATTGATGCACTTGGTCTTAAAACATTAAGTGTTATTCAAGATGCAGTTGCAATGATTAAAGAAAATCATTATAAAGACATTGACTTAGACTCTCTTGATCTTGCAGATCCAAAGGTTTATGAAATGCTTTCTGATGGATATACAAAGGGTGTGTTTCAGTGTGAAGCAACACCATACACAAATCTTTTAGTTAAGATGGGTGTAAAGAATTTTAATGAACTTGCTGCATCAAATGCACTTGTTCGTCCTGGTGCTATGAATACTATTGGTAAAGATTATATTGCTCGTAAACATGGCAAGCAAAATGTATCTTATACGCACCAGATTATGAAAGAGTTTACGGAGGATACTTATGGCTGTGTTCTTTACCAAGAGCAAGTTATGCAAGCATGTGTACACCTTGGACAAATGTCCATGTCGGAAGCAGATAAAGTTAGAAAAATCATTGGAAAGAAGAAGGATGCTAAAGAATTTGATGTATACAAGGAACAATTTATCAAAGGTGCTTCTGCCTATATTGCTCCCAATCAGGCTCTTGATTTATGGCATGACTTTGAAGCACACGCAGGCTATTCGTTCAACAAGTCTCATGCGGTTGCTTATTCTACGCTCTCGTATTGGACGGCGTGGTTAAAGTACTACTATCCTCTTGAGTTTATGTTTGCATTGCTTAAGAATGAAAAAGATAAAGATGGTCGTACAGAATATCTAATTGAAGCAAAGCGTATGGGCATTCCAGTCAAACTTCCTCATATTAATGATTCTGATTTTGATTTTAAAATTGAAGGTAAGGGTATTAGATTTGGGTTGACTGGTATTAAGTTTATTTCAACTAACATTGCTGAAAAGTATATTGCTGCTAGACCATTTAAGTCATATAAAGAACTTGAAGAGTTTACATTCACAAAGGGTAATGGTGTAAATAGCCGTGCACTTAATGCTTTGCGTGTTATTGGTGCTGCAACATTTCCAGATCAACCAAGAAATGACAATGAGATTAAAGAAAATCTATACGAGTACTTAAACCTTCCAGAGTTTAACATTACCATTCCTTCTCACTATTATGCATTTATACAAGATGTTGATTCTTTTGAAGAAAAGGGTTCATACATTTTGATGGGTATGGTTAAAGCAATTAAGCGTGGCACTGGCTGGTCAAGAGTAGAACTATTAGATAAGACTGGATCAGTTGGAATCTTTGATGAAGAGCAAACAACTATTGAAACAGGAAAAACATATCTTATTCTTGCAACAGATAATAGAATTGTTTCTGCTATTCCAGTTGATGAGATTAAAGGATCTCCAAATGCTCTAGTAAAGTTTTTAAGTTATAAACAGTTGCCTTATTCTGAGGAAGAGTTGTTTGTTGTTTCCTTTAAACCAAGAATGACAAAGGCTGGCAAGAAAATGGCTTCACTAACATTAGCAGATACAAGCAGAGAACTTCATTCTGTAACGGTATTTCCTACTGCATTTCCTAGAGCGTATATGCATATTGAAGAAGGTAAAGCCTATAAGTTTAGTTTTGGCAAAACAAAAGATGGAACAGTTACTCTGGAGGATGTACATGTTTGATGATTTAGCAATTAAATTACACGATGTTGCAGTAGAAAAAGGGTTTTGGGATCAAGAAGTTGATGATATATTTGTATCTAAACAACTAATGATGATTGTTTCTGAGGTAGTAGAAGTCCTAGAAGCAGTAAGAAAAGACAAGGGTGAAGAAGAAATTGCTAAAGAGTTTGCAGATATTATTATTCGTACCCTTGATCTTTATGCAGGAATGGTTGAAGCAGGGTATACTAAGATATCACTTGATTATGCGTTTGATGAAAAAACAAAATTTAACAAGACTAGACCAGAGAAACATGGGGTAAGATTTTAATGGCAGTTACAATAGAAGAAGTATTAGCACAACTAGATCCTAAATTAAGAAAAAGACTAGGCAGTGGCGTTGGTGTAAATTTTGAGTATCAACCTACTCCAAGTTTTGGACTTAATCGTGCTCTTGGCGGTGGACTGCCATACGGAAGACAGGTCCTTATCTGGGGATCAAAGTCTTCTGCAAAGTCCTCTATGTGCCTACAGATGATTGCTATGGCCCAAAAAGAAGGCAAGGTATGTGCATGGATTGACTCTGAAATGTCATACTCTGAAGACTGGGCTGTAAAACTTGGGGTAGACCCAACAAAACTTATTTACTCACAAGCAAGAACTATTAGTGATATGGTAGACGTAGGTGTTGGACTTATTAATGCTGGAGTAGATTTAATCGTTATTGACTCAATTACATCAATGCTTCCTGCAATCTATTTTGAAAAAGATACAGATGACATGAAGGCATTAGAAAATACTAAGCAGATTGGTGCAGAGTCTCGTGACTTTAGCAATGCATGGAAGATGCTTAACTATGCAAATAATAAGGTTAAGCCAACTTTGCTTGTTCTTATTTCTCAGTCTCGTAATAATATTAATGCTATGTATACTAGCCAGCAGCCTTCTGGTGGTCAGGCTACTAAGTTTTATTCTTCATGTGTTATTAAACTTTTTAGTTCAGAGTCAGACAATCAAGCACTTAAAGGAAAGATTAAAGTAGGAGATAAATTAATTGAAGAAAAAATTGGAAGAAAGATTCGCTGGGAATTGCAATTCTCTAAAACCTCTCCAGGGTTCCAGTCTGGTGAGTATGATTTTTATTTTAGAGGTGACGATATTGGTATTGATGCCATTGGTGATTTGGTTGATACAGCAGAGTCAGTAGGACTAGTTAATCGTACTGGTGCTTGGTATCAGTTAGATGATGGTACAAAGGTTCAAGGTAGAGACGGATTTATTAATCGTGTAAGAGAAGATCTTGACTTACAGCAAAGCCTAAGAGATAAACTGGCTAATGGCTGACACTAACTTTAGTATATATACTGGAAAATTTCCATGCAAGAAGTGCAACGAAGAGGTATTATCTTTAAGACTTTGGAATGAAACTGGAGATGCAACATGGATGTGTTCTGCAAAGCACGTATCAAAGGTTGCATTAATTCCAGCAAAGAAGAAAAAGAAAGACTTTGTTAATGAGTGAAAGATCTGAATCAAAACGCATTGGGGCTAAGCAACATAAAAACTCTGGTAGAAATAATACTAAGGGTGATGCATCTTGGAATAACTTTGTTATAGATTTTAAAGAATGCTCTAAGTCTTTTACATTAAATCAAGATGTCTGGGCCAAGGCTACAACTGATGCACTCAAGAAAAGCATGGATCCTGCCTTAATCATTGTACTTGGCGAGGGTACACAAAAGGTACGCCTTGCTATAATAGAATTAGATATGTTAGAACAGTTAGTAGAGGAGAATAATAATGACAAATGAAGGTCCACAAAAGACAACACTAGAGCAAGTTAATGGTTTAGCAGAAATTGCAGAGTATATGAATGATGAAGAACTAACGGTTGCTCTTACAATGATTGCTAAGATAATTATTAAACCAGATATCCCAATTCAGGTAGCAAGCCTTGAAATCGTTAGACTTCAGGCAATCGCAGCCAAGATGTCTTTAAAGGCTACATGGATGGCCAATGTTGATAAAAGTGACAGGGCAAAGAAAAATATTTACTATACCGCAGCAGAATCAATCAATGATTTGGTATCAGCATTAAAATACATTATGCGCTAACCTGCTATACTTATATAAACAAGGGATGATAATGACTAAAAATTTACTACAACAAATAATGATTAGAGAAGTTGAAACACCAGCACAGTTAGATGCAAAAGAGTTAGTTAAGATAATTGAAGCAGGCTATCTAGTTGGGCGTGAGCCTAAGCATACACAGAAGAAGACCTTTGGTCCTTCTACTATTGCCTATGGCCATGGAGAGTGTCCTAGATACTGGTACCTGGCTTTTGAGGGCGCTGTATTTGAAGACAATGCCGATCCTTATGGTGTAGCAAACATGACTAATGGAACTCTTTCACATGGTCGTATTGAAACAGCATTTAAGAATTCTGGCATTTCTATTGATTCAGAGTTTAAGGTTTTCTATGATGACCCACCAATTTTTGGGTATGTGGATAACTTTATTCAATGGAAAGGTGACGAGATTGTTGTTGAAGTAAAGACAACAAACAATGAAGTATTTGAGTATCGCAAGCGCACAGGTAAGCCAAAGATGGGTCACGTATCTCAGTTGCTTATTTATATGAAGATATTAAAGAAGTCTAAGGGTGTTATTATTTATGAGAATAAAAACAACCACGAACTACTTGTAATTCCAGTAGAGGTAAACGATCACTACAGAGCCTGGATTGATATGGCATTTCAGTGGATGCGTGAAGTTCGTAAAGCCTGGGAAGACAAAACTCTTCCAACTAAAAACTATAGATCTAATTCAAAAATCTGCAAGAACTGTCCTATTAAGAAGGCTTGCGGAGAAGCAGGGGTGGGTGTAGTGAAGATAGCATCCCTGGAGGAACTGAGTGAAGTTATGTAGCGTATGTGATATATCGTTTAAACCTAAAGTAACTTATCAAATTTACTGTACTAAGGTTTGTAGAGATATTGCAACCAAAGAAAAGATTGTAGAAAGATATAACGTCACAAAAAGACAAAAGCGAAAAGGGAAAAAGCGCTTATGTCTTGGTGGTTGTGCACAAGAACTTTCTATATATAACGACTCTGGATTTTGTTCAAACTGTAATGTTAGCGAAAAGGCAGTTGCAAAAATGCTAAAAGAATTGAAAGGGTATATTGAGTATGAGCAAGACTAAATGGGGAGCAGAGGCACAGCCAAAAACTATTTGTGCTATTGATGCTAGTACAAATAGTCTTGCTTTTGCTTTGTTTGTTGATAATGACCTTAGCAGTATTGGAAAAATTCATTTTGATGGAAACAGTATTTATGAAAAAGTTATGGATGCTGGTAAAAAAGTAAAAGCATTTTTTGATATATATGGTGGGTTTGAGGCAATAGTAATTGAGCATACTGTGTTTATGAATAGTCCCAAGACTGCTGCAGACCTTGCACTGGTTCAAGGCGCTATTCTTGGATCAGCAGGTCAGTCTGGAACTAAAATAATTGGAAGAGTTTCTCCAATAACTTGGCAGAACTATATTGGAAATAAAAAGATTTCTAAAGAAGAACAACTAATTATTCGTGCACAGAACCCTGGAAAATCTGTATCTTGGTATAAGGCTTATGAAAGAATGCTTCGTAAAGAAAGAACAATTAACTTTATTAACATTAATTATGATAGAACAATTACAGACAACGATGTTGCAGATGCTTGCGGTATTGGTCATTGGGCTGTAAAGAATTGGGATAAAGCGATAGGGGAAAGCAAATAATGCCTGAGTTAAATGCAAACATACCACCAATTGAATGCTATGTGCGTGGTAACTTTTTAAGAGATCAAGAAGACAGTCATGACAAATATTTTCCATGTGTAATCTTTGGAGTTTCAAGTATTAAAAGCAGAAGCCCTCTTTTTCATTTCTTAATGGAAGATGGTGGTATCTGGTGGAGAATGCCAATTAATGCTTTTTGTACAAAGCCAGGAGTTCCAGAAGAGCCAATCCATAATCTTGTCTTGTGGAATTCTTTTAGTCCATATGTTTCAGTAACAAAGTTTGAGAACTTAAGTAATATGAGAATGTCCTATATTGATAGAACTAAGACAAGCGTACCTGGAACATATCTGTTTACACTTGATTGGCACAATCCAGAAACAAACATTTTAGATGATGGGTACTCTGAAAACCCAGGACAGCATAAGTGTGGACATGTAATTCAAAGAGATGATGGAAACTTTGCAATTCAGCCAAATAACAGGGTAAGGCTAAAAGAGCCATCATTTGTAACAAAGAAAGATCTAGTTATACAAAGACTCATTAATACAAATAAGTGGGACGTTGAAAGTTATGACAAGTGGATGCTTGAAGACTCAAATGCTTACGACTATGAGGTTATTGACACAGAGGTTGACAAATAACATTATGCCTGCTAAACTATATACATCAGAAGTCTATATGCGTAAGCGATATCTTATGGATAAAAAGACTCCAGAAGAGATTGCAAAGGAGTGCGGAGCCAGTGTTGAGACTATCTACGTATACCTTGCTAAATTTGGATTAAGGAAATCTAAAAGATGAACAAGATAAAGAGAATTATTTTTATATTGTCGTTGGCTGCTGCAGCAGGCATCACATACACTATAGTTGCATTAAAAAACATTCCAGAGGCATTTGACTGGAACCTAGAGGAAGATGAAGATGAGGATTATTAAACATTTTGTAGATGTTACAAAGGCACTTACACAAAGAGTATTCTGTAAGCACACAGAGTCTTCAATATCGTCTTGCCCGTTTACTGGAAGAACATATACAACATGTTTAAATTGTTTTAAGAGATTAAATGTAGAGGTAACTAAATGAGCGACAACCTTCATATTACAGTTGATCAAGTAAATCATCCACTACATTACACAACAGATCCTTCTGGTATTGAGTGTATTGAGATTACTCGTCATCGTAATTTTAATATTGGTAATGCTTTTAAATACCTTTGGAGAGCAGGCCTTAAAGATGAAGCAAAAACTATTCAGGATTTAGAAAAGGCCATCTTTTATATTAAAGATGAAATAAATAGACTAGAGGGAAAGTATGTCAAGTGAGACAGAACTAATTCAACATCTTGATGAAGTAAATCAAGTAGTAACGGAATACCTTAAAGGAAATGATCCAACAGTTATTTCTAAAGAGTTAGATATCCCCCGTACCCGTGTTGTATCTTTAATTAATGAGTGGAAGGTTATGGCATCTGCTAATGATGCTATCCGTGCTCGTGCTAAAGAAGCCCTTGTTGGTGCAGATACACACTATACAAAGTTGATTACAAAAGCCTATGAGGTTATTGATGAGGCAAGTCTATCAACAAACCTTACAGCAAAGACTGCTGGTATTAAGTTAGTTTTAGATATTGAGTCAAGAAGAATTGATATGCTTCAAAAGGCAGGACTTCTTGAGAATAAAGAACTTGCAGAAGAAATGATTGAGATTGAAAGACGACAAGAAGTTCTTGTTGGAATCTTAAGAGACATTGCTTCAGAGCATCCAGAAGTACGTGACATTATTATGAAGAGACTTTCTGCTATTGCAAAAGAAGGAGAAGTGATTACTGTTGTCCACGATGTTCAATGATTTTCTTGAAGTATTAAAAGAGAATCACTTTGTTGAAACCCCAGTTGACGTAAAGACATTTGTCCAGTCACCTGACTATCTTGGCCAACCACTTTTATCTGATATTCAATACGAAATAGTAGAAGCCATGAGCCAAATCTATCGCAAAGAAGATCTAATAGATATTATGGGAGATGTTGAGGGATCAAAACATTTTGCTAAATACACAAAGAATGAACTAATTCTTCAACTTGGCAAGGGTAGCGGTAAAGATTTTATTTCAACAGTAGCATGTGCCTATGTAGTATATAAACTATTATGCCTTAAAGACCCTGCAATTTATTATGGCAAACCAGCAGGAGACGCTATTGATATTATTAACGTTGCTGTTAACGCACAACAGGCAAAGAACGTTTTCTTTAAAGGTTTTAAAACAAAGATTGAAAAGTCACCATGGTTTGCTGGTAAGTACAATGCAAAGGCTGACTCAATTGAGTTTGATAAAGCAATTACTGTTTATTCTGGACACTCAGAAAGAGAGTCTCATGAGGGTTTGAACTTACTTATGGCAGTACTTGATGAGATTTCTGGTTTTGCAAGTGAGGTTGTCTCTGGAAATGAACAAGGAAAAACTGCTGATAATATCTATAAAGCATTTCGTGGAACTGTAGACTCTCGTTTTCCAGATCTTGGTAAAGTTGTTTTGCTTTCTTTCCCACGATATCAAGGTGACTTTATTTCTCAACGATACGAATCTGTTATTGCTGACAAAGAAACTATTGAACGCAGACATAAATTTATAATGAATGAAGACTTGCCTCACGAAGATCCTGGTAATCAGTTTGAAATTTCGTGGGATGAAGATAACATTCTTCAGTATAAGATTCCAAGAGTATATGCATTTAAAAGACCTACATGGGAAGTAAACCCAACACGTAAGATAGAAGACTTTAAGTTAGCATTCTATACAGACCTTGGTGATGCAATGATGCGTTTTGCTTGTATGCCAACCTATTCATCTGACGCTTTCTTTAAGCAGATTGATAAAGTTGAGAAGTGTATGAACACTAGAAACCCATTAGACTCATTTAGAAGGTTTGATGAAACTTTTGTACCCGATCCAGAAAAAACATATTATATTCATGCTGACCTTGCACAAAAGCACGATAAGTGTGCGGTAGCAATTGCTCACGTAGACAAGTGGGTAAATATCCAGGTAATTAAAGACTACGAACAAGTAGCACCAATAGTAGTAGTAGATGCAGTTGCTTGGTGGGAGCCAAGAGCAGAAGGCCCAGTTAACTTATCTGAAGTTAAGCAATGGATTATGAATCTGCGTAGACAAGGTTTTAATATTGGTATGGTTTCATTTGACCGTTGGCAATCATTTGATATTCAAAATGAGTTGCAGGCTGTTGGAATCAGGACTGAGACAGTCTCTGTTGCTAAGAAGCACTACGAGGATTTGGCTATGATGATTTATGAAGAGCGTGTGTCTATTCCAAGAATCCCTATCCTGTTAGAAGAAATGTCAGAACTTAAAATTATGAAGGGTAATCGTGTAGATCACCCACGTAAAAAATCTAAAGACTTGGCAGATGCCGTAACTGGTGCGGTATTTGGAGCAATATCACATACACCAAAGAATAATAATACTGAGATAGATGTCCATACCTGGTCTTCTTCTGCACGACTTGCAGAGAAAGACAAGGGTATGGTAGAATTAGATAATCCGAAAATGCCTGACGATGTTAGGGATTTCTTGGATGGTTTTAATTTAATTTAACATTCTGGTCATGGGACCAGATAAACTAACAAGGAGAAAGAATGAATTCATTTAAGAAGATCGCTCTTGCCGTGGTTGCAGCCATGACATTGGGCACAATGGTAGCAACACCTGCAAGTGCTGCTGTAATGACAGTGGCTGTAGATCTTGCTGGAACGCCTAATACAACGGCTTCTGCAATTGCTACACCTGCATCATTGCCAGTACCTGCAGACAACTCAGTTGACGCTGCAGATGCACTAAAGTTCGTCGCAACAGTTGACACAGGAACAGCGGTTTCTGTAGTAGCAACAAACGCAACAATCGTGTCTGCACTACACACATCTGCTGCACCAGTAGGAGCAACGTCAGGAACATCGTCTTTGACAATTGCAACTGGTACAGGAACAACCGCAACATTTTGGGTATATACAAAGACTACTGCAATTGGTACAGTAACTGTTACCAACCAGGGAACTACTTTTACATACTACGTACAAGGAACTGCTGGCAAGATTAATAACCTAGCAGTCTCTGCTCCAACATCAGGTGCTGCAGGAACAAAGCAGGATATCTTGGTTACAGCAACAGACGTATTTGGAAACAAGGTTTCTGCTAAGTCAATTACTGCAACAGTATTTGCTGCAACAGCAACACTTGATTCAGCAACAGCAACAACTGGTGCTACACTTTCAGATTTTGGAGTTGCAAAGTTTACAGCAACACTTCCAGCAACTGGAACACGCTCACTTATTATGTTTGCTCCAACAACATCATCTGATGCAAACGCTGCAGATGTAGTTGGTCTAACTGCTCGTACACTAGCACCATTTGCAGAAGTTACAGTTCGTGATCTAGTATCAGAACTTGCTTCTGAAAAGGCTGCTAAGGATGCTGCACTTGCTGCTAAAGCAATTTCAGATGCTGCAGTCGTAAAGGCTGCTGCTGATGCTGCTGCTGCAAAGGTTGCCTCAGATGCTGCTCTAGCAGCAGAGAAGGCTGCATCTGCTGCTGCACTTGCTGCAGAGAAGGCTGCTTCTGCTAAGGCACTTGCTGATGCTAAGACTGCTTCAGATGCAGTTGTCCTTGCTAAGGATGCAACAATCGCTAAGTTAACAGCAGATAACGCTGCTGCACTTAAGTCAATCAAGGATGCTTTCAATGCACTTGCAAAGAAGTGGAATGCAAAGAATCCAAAGGCTAAGGTTACTTACGTTAAGTAATTAGTCCAACAACTAGGGGAGCCATTAATTTGGCTCCCTTTTTTGTTATATTATTATGTCTAACTGAATAATTTGATATAATAGGCAAGAGGAGAGTCCACCACTTGAATAAACTCTTGCGTATGTTAACTGTTACACTTTTATCTTTTGGATGGCTAATTATGGCTCCAACAGAGGCTCATTCTGACGACCCTTTAACTGTAGCAGCCCAAGAAATACAGGAACTTAATGATAGTGTAGACGACCTTGGATACCAAGATGACTTTGTAGATCTTATAGATATAGCGGAAAACAAGTTTGCCTATGCCAAAAATGCGATGGAACTTAAAGATGACTCCTATGATGCCTACGATAATGCAGTAGAGGCAGAAGCCACAGCCTTAGAAGCAAAGAACCTTGCCCAGTCAAATGTAGATGGACAAACAGCAACTGTAGCCCTTGCCCTTGAGCATAAGGACGATGCCCTTGAAGAGAAGAATGATGCACAGGATGCACTTGTCATAGCCAACATTAACCTTCAAACCACAAGAGCAAATGTTGAAAGTGCTGGAGGAGCAGGACTTCAGTTTACTGCATATAACCTATTAAGAAACGGAAGCGTAGCAGTTCCAGGCTCCATTGTATGTACTGGAACATGGAACTCAAGTTCTATGCAACTTCCAGTATGTGGTAGATATGAAAATATTATAGTTAAATTTACTGGACAGATTACAGTCCCTTCATGGTTTACACAAACCTATTTTGCAGGATCCACAGACGATGGTTTTAGAATGTATGTTGATGGACAACTTGCTGTCAATAACTGGGTAGAACAAGGTGTTACCTGGAGCGAATACTCCCCAGTGTATGATGTTAGTGAAGACAAAACTTTAGATGTAGAGATTTGGTGGTACAACGGCGGAGGCCCAGGATCCTATCATCTTGGATGGGGAATTCCTGGAGGTTGGACTGGAGCAGGTTGTGACTATGCTGGAAATCCAAGAGTATGGGGAGAAAACTTTAGTTGTAATCTTAATACATTTTCCTCTGGATCAGGACCAACTCAAGAACAGATAAATGCATATAGCGATGCCATTGCAGCAAGGGCTATAGCACAAACAAACTATAACAATAAGTTGGCAGTATACAATGACAAACTAAGTATTTATAACTCTGAGAACTCAACACTTTCATCAATGAATCAGGTTTTACAAACTAAGACACAAGAACATCTTGATGCCGTTGCAGATACAGAAGATGCTTTAGAGTTAAAGAATAGCAGAATAGAAATATACAATCAGTCAGTCGCTGACTTAAATAATGCTATTAATGATGCATGGGAATATTACTACGAGCAAGCACAGAGAGAACTTAATGCTGCCATTGCTCAAGCAGCAGCAAATGCTGCAGCCAATCAGCCTACCCCAGAACCCACACCAGAACCTTCTCCAGAACCAACTGAAGAACCAACAGATGAGCCAAGTCCAGAACCCTCACCAGATCCAACTGATGAGCCAACTGAAGAACCTACACCTGATCCTACTCCAGAACCTTCTCCAGAGCCTACAGTAGACCCTACAGAGGAGCCTACACCTGAACCTACCCCAGAAGTTACCCCAGATCCAGAACCAACTGAAGAGCCAGTTGTAGAACCAACTGAAGAGCCTACACCAGAGCCATCACCAGAACCTGGACCAGATCCAGAACCTGAAGAGAACCCTTGGACTGAGCCAGATGTAGAAATTACTGATGAGGTTTTAGCAGCACTTATTCCTGAAAAAGGAACTGGAACTTCAGAGGATCTATCTGGAGTTATTGCTAACCTTACAAGCAAGGATAATAAGTTAGTTAAACTATCCCCTGAACAAATCACAGCAGTTAGTCAAACACTTAGAGCATTAACCCAAGAAGCAAAGGCAGAGGTTGCAGAAGATCTTGGTATCAAGGCTTCAGAAGTTGCACAGATTGCTGAGCAGATGAAGTCTAACCCAGCACTTGCAGAAGCATTCGTTGAGTTCACAGACAGAGCAGAAACTGCAGGGGAGACACCAATGCCATTTACATTAGCAGATGCAGTAACAGAAGTACAAACAGAAGCATTCTTAGCAGACCCACTTGGAGCAGTATTTGCGGTGGACCCAGTAGAACTCCTATCTAATTTCTCTGAGTTAGGTATGGATATGACAGACGACCAGAGAGAAAAAGCACAAGAAGTAATTGTCCCAGTAATCATCGTATCACAAATTGCAGGGGCAGTCATAAGGAGGAACAAATGAAGATAATCAAAAAAGCCTTTAATCTCGTAGGTAAAATACTAAAGGGATTAATTAAATGGTTTAAAGATGCAGGAATGGAATTAATTGCACAAGCATTCACCCTCCTTGGCTTCTTTATCGCATGGCTTACATTAACAGGATCAGCCAGAGATATTGTTGGTATTGCAGTACTTGCAACCACAGTTATTTGGTTGATTACAATTCCACTAAGAAAGGAAAAATAAAATGGCAACTAAAAAGGTAATAGTAGAACCCCCAAAGAAAGAACACCCACAAAAAGCAATCACTAATATTCTTATGAGAATTTTAGCGGTATTTGCAGCATCAGGATTATCAGTTCTAGGAGCAGGAGCAGTAGTAGGTATTGACACTATGCAGGCTGTATTCTTAGCAGGACTATTAGGTGTAGCAACAGTAATAGAAAGACTGGCTAGGGCTTTTTTGGACGATGGAAAACTCACATTGGCAGAAATCAATGATGCGTTTAAATCAGTAGATAAAAAGGCTAATTAGTCATATTTTAGACCTTGCTTGACAGCCCTTCCTGGGCAATGGTATACTTAAATATACCTAATCTGGGAGGGGTTTTGTCATGACCTGTATTGCTGTAGTTCGCCATGAAGATAAAGTTTACATGGCTGGAGATCGTGGAGCATCAGATGATGGTACTATTCTAGCACTTGAAGCACCAAAGGTTTGGAAGGTAGGCCCTTATCTTATTGGGTATGCAGGTGCAATGGACGGAGAAAGAATCCGTTATAACTTTAAGCCATCTGCTCCCAATATTAAAGACACAGATAGATTTATGCAGACAAGGTTTGTTAAAGAATTAAAAGAATTTTATAATGAGTTTTGGGTAGATACATCTAAAGATGGAGACCTTGGATTAATCATCTGTGTTCGTGGACAAATTTATGAACATAGTTCTGCAGACATGTCTTTATCTAAATATACACTGCCATATTTAGCCATGGGCTCTGGAGCAGAGTATGCCTATGGTGTTTTATATGCAACAGATAAGCAAAAAAATGCAAGGAATAGAGTTATTCAAGCAGTAAATGCTGCAATTAAATTTAATCCATCATGTATGGGCCCAGTTGACGTAGTAAGCCTTTAGGAGTATACTTATAATATGTCTGAAGAATGGGAAGAAATTTTAAATAATATGCAAGACAAAGACTCCGACTACAAAGAGTTTGAGATTTGGCTTGAAAACGGAATTGAACGGGGATGGGTAACTGAACCGTTTTGTAATACTCATGAGGGTGATCCCTATATGAATGAAGAAGAACAGAAAGAGTGGGAAGAGGGCGGAGACCCTTGCCAAGTAGTAATTAAAATTAAAGAAAACTAACAAGGAGAAACATGAAGAAAATAAATAAAATATCGTCAATTGTAATTGCATTTCTTTTTTTATCTGCAACATACTCTCATGCAGAAGAACCAACTATCTATAGATACGTACAATTAAAAGATGGCGTTGTTTTTGCATATGTTGAAAGTACAAAAGAAGTAGCAAATTCTATTTTGCTTCCAGCAGACTTAACCTGGGAAGATGTAAAACGAAAAAAGTATGAAAATGGTACTTTTGTAGATGCTACAATAATTAAAACAGTAACTGAACTTGTTGACAAGAAAGTTGCTCAAACAAGTACAACGGTTTTTGCAAGTGACGCAAAAGGAGATGTAGTTTCTTCAGATGTTCAATTAGGTTGGCATAAAAATAATAGTGGAACATATACTAACTCTATCCCACAACCATCTGAACCACCTGCTGGTTCTTTTAATAGAACAACTATTGAAACTACTGGTCAACAGGTAGTAACAGTTTTAGTTAATATTGTAGGCACAGAGCCAGTGGACAGTGCTACTGCTACTGTTAGTGATAGTGCTACTGCTACTGTTAACCCTACTGTTAGTGACAGTGCTACTGCTACTGTTAACCCTACTGTTAGTGACAGTGCTACTGCTACTGTTAGTGATAGTGCTACTGCTACCAACTTTACGGGCGCTGCAACAATATCTGTTAATGAAAAATCAACTCATGAAATAACTACTCATGTCCAATCAAATGGACTAAAAGTTACAGAATTTGTAGAGGAAACAGAAACAGCCTCTTTTGATGCTCCTAAAACCATTGAAGAAGTTGAGTTATCTATTAGTGATAAGCCAATGCTTAAAAGATATTTAACTACGTTATTTAGACTACTTAATGGTTGGCTTTTAATTCCAACAACTATATAAAAATAAGTTAAGTGGTTTTGGTCTGTAACTCAGTTGGTAGAGTGCCGAACTGTTAATTCGGAAGTCGCAGGATCGTAGCCTGCCAGACCAGCAAAAGCGAGTGTTGCATAATGGTAGTGCTTCTGCCTTCCAAGCAGATGGTGCCAGTTCAATTCTGGTCACTCGCTCCAAGGCCCTATCTTCTAGTGGTTAGGATACCAGGCTTTCATCTTGGTGAGCAGAGTTCAATTCTCTGTAGGGCTACTAAAAGTTTGATATAATATATAAGTACCTGCCGATTGGGGGTACATTAA